GAGTATCTTTCATCACCTATAAGTTTCAATCTTATATATTAAAGATACACTAAAGTTTTCAATCTACCAAATTTCTTTGGGTTTTTTATTTTGTTAGGATATCCGGCTTTCTTCAGCACTGCGTGCCTCACTCAATCGGTTTTATTAGTTGATGGCTTCAACCCTAACATTTGTTGCGATGGGAAGATTCGAACTTCCGACCTCTAGGTTATGAGCCTAGCGAGCTACCTCTGCTACTACATCGCGATATTGGTGGAGATGAAGGGAGTCGAACCCTTGTCTTACAAAGTAATCATAATACCAGCATGTCACACGTTTAGTTCGTAATTCTCACACCGCTACGAACTGACGGTGGTAGTGGTTCGATTTGGCCACTACGCCATTGAGGCTGTATGGTTAGTACAACGGTCCACCACTTTGTTTTGAAATAACAAAGAAAACGATTTCACATTCTATTTAATTGTCCCATGATGTGTACGGGAGTAATTATGCTGCTACAGCGTAATCGGCACCGATGAAATCCATTAAGGAATCAAAGGTCATAGTTGACATTTCGTCAGTTATTGTTTTGTGCAGTTTTAAAGAGTTTCTAGCACTTACCTCTACGTGTGATACTACAATTCTCATTGCAATCAATTCCAAAGCATCCCCATTATTTCAATGAACTTAATTAAAGATACAACAATTATTTCAATCTACCAAATATTTTAGGAAGTTTGTTATAACTTGCTGATAATCAATCAGTTATATATATTAATATCTTGTAAAACCAATCGTTACCCTTTCATCTTTGGTCTTATCTTGTTGATTATCAATGTTATAAATCTCCGCTAATGTCATTCCCTCTTTAGCTTCGGTTTGTTTATTCAACTTCTTTAACAAAGTTTTAGTATCTTCAAAAGATAACTTACCAAATTTGTGTTCAGCGATTAATCTACCCTTTCTTAATAATGCACTATCAATCTTTTCTTTATCCATATTGAAAGTTGCTATTATATAGATGTTTAGGATATCACCTAATATACCATCACTTAAATTCAATAGATTAGATACACCAACTGAACTACCACTATTTTGTCTATCACCGATTACTTTCTCAGCATCTTCAATAATCAAAACACAATCTTTGTTCTCCATTAAGAAAGGAACGAAGTCTGGATTAACAATACTTTCTGCCATAACAGGTGGTAAAAATAAAACCTTCTTACCTAATTCATGTGCTAAGTATTTTAGATAAGTTGTTTTGCCTGTCCCCGCTAGTCCATGCAATAGAACTAACTTTGCATTATTATCATTCTTACCTTGTATAGTATCAACAATATTATTATGCATATCACTAAAACCTGTTCCATAATTCAAATCTAAATCAATTGTAGGTTTACCCAAATCAAATGCTTCGGTTTCAAATCCGTATGATGTAGATTTCAATAAATGAATCTTACCTTTCATATCCTTCTTAGCAAACTTGTTTAACTCAGGAAATATTTCAAACACTAATGCTAATTCACAGGTTGATTGAATCCATAATTTTAAAGGTGCTTGTTTTGCTTTTAGAACTGCTTCATCATCATCAACATCTTCACCCGGATATGAATCGTTCCTATTTGAAAATCCTATTACTATTAAATCATCATTATACACATATTCATATACTGCTGTAATACTATAATCAGTTGGTTCATAGTATGTCCTCTTTTCATGTATACAAGTTAATCCTTTCTCTTTCAAATATGGAATAACACTATCATCAAATATTACATTGTTTGAAAAATATGCTACATTAATAGATTTACCGGTCTTTTCTGAAATGTATTTCTCCGAAGGAAACTCACTGCCATGTGCCGGTGAATATAGTTTGTATTGTTCTTTATGTAACATTTATTTAAATTTTATTTTTTAATAATTCTACTATTTCTTTATGTCCTTTTGGTGATGGATGTCCTCTTTCCTCAAACATACTATCATCCTTAAATCCTTTGAGATATTTTGTTAAGTTTATATCTTTAAAACTTTGTGGAATTTGTTTCCATAAATCTACTAACCCAAAGTAATCGTTAGTATCATCAAATTGTTTAGCAACTTTTTCAGTATGAATATCTTTGTTTAAAGTAAAAATTTCATCTTCATCGTAATCAAAGAATGCATTTATATAAAGATAAGGTATTTTATTCGCTTCACAAAATGATTTAAGGGAAATTATTTGATGAAAAACCCTTAGTAATGAAGGAGTTAGGTGTGTTTGATGAATTACATATTTACTATCCGTCAAATGTTGTTCATCAATTTTACCCCACTTATCCTTATGTGTCCACAATCTCTCGTTTACAAATACATCACCATCAAAATAATCAAATCTAGTAGGTGCAGTAAAAGAAATCAATACAAACATCTCATCTACTTTAACATATCCCAATTCCTCATTGTAAATTGGCTCAGCATTAACAAACTTACATAAATCTCTTAAAGTATTTCTATAAATTCTATCATTGGATATACCACTACTAGCTACATTGAAATCTACCAAACCTTTTTCTTTGGCCAACAATGAAGAGAAACGATTAGTTCTATCCTTTAATTCAGAACCCCAACTAACCGAATCACCATTTGTATATAGTATTTTTAATTTTTTCTCCATACCCACATTGGTTCACAAAACGTTTTATCAGCTGCTTCTCTTGCTTTTTCTAATGCTTCTTCGGTATATCTACCTTCATCACCCTCTATAATTGCCCCAGCACCTGCACTACCAGGTCTTTTTGCCATTTCCATACCCATACACCCTAAGTATTCTGCACCCTCTTGTTTCTCAAGGTATTCGTTCATAGGAGTAGTGATTGCTCTATAACCTTTATCCGTTCCTTTTGATGAAGCGTACACATCCGCAATGTTTACAATTAGAACACCACCTTTTTTAAGTGTTTTCCAAATCTTTCCTAATGCTTTGTGTAAGAATTGTTCGTTCCACTCATCAATTGTTTTATATCTAACCCAACTTTGTGTATCATCATACGAATACCGTTCCACACTAAAATAAGGAGGACTTGTAAAAGCAATATCAAAATAGTTATCATATCCAGCATAGTCAAAATCTTCAGCTGGACTCTCCACAAAATCAGCTTTCTTTTCCAATTCAAAGAAGCCATTATTTTTTTCATAGAACTCCGCCTGTTGTCTATAAATAGGATGGTTTTCTTTACGCGGGTCAATACCTACATAATGTTTTCCGTATTCACTCGCATAGAAACCACACATTCTATCTCCCCAACCTGCTGCAAAATCTAATACGGTTTCTGCTTTAAAGTAATCGTATAATGCTTTTGCTACATTTGGTTTGAACTGAGAACAAATATATTTTCGTAAAGATAAAGCTACTCTTAAACTACCTCTATCAATTTCATCAAACTTTAATGTGTACATTGCACCCATTAGCGTAACCATAAATTCATATGTTCTCCAAGTTCTATCAGGACCCGGTGATACCGTTCCATCTACACCCCATCTATTCGCTTGTTGAAAATAGTTTGATGCTTGGTTTCCGGTATTAACTCGTCTAAAATACAATTGTTTACCTTCGAATCCTAATCCGAATTTACTATCACCTGCTTTACGAATGAACCACTCATCATCTTTCAATAATTCGTTCCATCTCGTCTTTTTTAATGCTAAGTATTCTTTACGGGCATCATCCTCACTAATTTCTTGATAAGGTAAGGGATATTCCATAGCTAATCTTGCTAAGGATTCACACACATCTGCTTTCTCAAATGTGGTTTGAATATGTTTCCATTGTTCTGCATTGATATACAGGTATGGTGACATATTTTTGAATTGGTCAAAGTAATCTAAATACATATAACTAAATTTACGAAAATTATTTGATAAAACCTATTATTTTATAGCTTCATTTATAGCATTTACATATGCTAATTTAGAACTCAATCCTGTAAACCTTTCAACAATTTCACCATTTTTTTCTATGATGATTGTTGGAACTGATGTTACATTGTATTTTGTAACTTCTTCGTTGTAATCATCTACATCATAATCTTCAAACTTTACATTTGAAAATTGTCCTTTAATCTCTGTCATAACCGGTGCTAATGCTCTGCATGGTCCACACCACACTGCACTAAATTTTTTAACTGTTACCATTTTTTTTGTTTTTAAAATCTTCATATTCTTCCAATAGGGCATCAACTACTGAATGTCTATGATTTACTAATAATGTCTGCGATGCCATCTCTTTTACTTTCTTAGCTACCCTAAGTAAAAATCCAAATCCACTTTCACCCCTTTGTTTTAAATCTACCTGAGCAGTATCACCACATACTACCATCTTACTTCTAATACCCAGTCTACTTACAATCATTTCCATTTGTTCATGAGTGCAGTTCTGAGCTTCATCTACAATTACAAATGAGTCTAAGAAAGTTCTACCTCTCATAAATGCTACCGGCACAATTTCAACTTGTCCGTTTGCTAATATCTCATCTATTTTTTCTCTATTATAAAGTAGATAGAAGTTTGAATAAATTGGTTGCATCCAGGGTTCCATCTTTTCTCTAAGGTCTCCTGGTAGAAATCCAATTTCTTCTTTACTTACTGTCGGTCTTGTAATGATAATTTTACTAACCGTTTTCTTAAATAACATATCCAATGCAATTTGACAAGCTAATAGTGTTTTACCACTACCCGCTTTACCACTTAGAATTGTAATTGCGTTATTTAAAATTTTATCTTTTGCCTCTTTTTGTTCCTCATTCAATTGAATTTGAAACTTAATAGGTCCTTTTTCTTTTTGCTTTTCTTCTCTAATTTTCTCTGTCAATTCTTTGTTTTTTGTTGATTGATTTTCTCCCATAACGAATCTAATTTAGTATTACCTTTTATGTTGGTTGGAATATAAGGACAATGGCGGCACTTATTACCACAGCAATAACCTCTTGCCATATGATACTCTGGAGTAAAAACCACCTTACCTTGTTCCAAATAGTATAACTTTTCATTTTCTTTATTTAATTTCATCTGTTTGTCCTAATAGGATGATATATCCCATTAATAATATTTTGAACTACACTATCATGTACCATTTACTTAACCTCACACGCTCCACCGGCACATGCTAACTCACCACTTAGGTCTGTCATATCTTCGGTTTCAATAACTTTAGATAAGTCAACATCACTTAATGTTTTTAATAGTTCTTCATATCTTTCTTTTGTACAATCTTCAAATGGTGCTTGAATATAAGTTCCACCATCGTAAGGTAATACCGAAAGTCCATTATAGAACTCTTTGTTTTCCCACATCCATTCACCAACTGCTTTCCACTCATGCTCTCTAATAGATATTGTTGCAGATACATTATGAGAATTATTTCCACTTCTATGTCCAGGTTTAATCCACTCACCATGTACTTTTTTAACTCTTTCTAATAATTGAATTGGAGATTCAGTTCTAAAAATTGCAGTATCAGGTGCCTTTTGTGGAATACCTATTACTGCAGTATCATGTGGTCTGAAATATTCATCTTCAATTAATTCAGGATGATTGATTAATAAGTGTGAATACATTGATTCATTCTTACCAACTCTTACTCTACGAATGTAATAATCATTATGCCATGCGTGAATACCACTACTTGTTCCTAATGTTAATGATGTTGTTCCGGCAGGTTTAACAGTTGTAGTTCTTGCTGAAACATTTATTTTTAATATTTCTGCTACCCTTCTATTTTCTGTCTTAACCACTTTTGCAGATTCTTTCATATCCAATTTCAAAACTGCACCACTACCAATACCAGTCATAGATACACCAATCAATGCATCCTTTTCGGTTGTTCTCTGCCAAATTGGGCGAAGGTAATGGAAATCAGTATACCCTGCTTGCAATGTTCCAATGAATGATGCTGCCTTTACTCTTGCATTTAAATCATCCTGGTCAACTACATCACTTACATTCACTTCACATAAGTTACAGAATTGGAAAGGTCTTAATGCAATCTCACAACATGGATTAGTTCCCCAATCTTTGTCATTTGATAAGTAGATACCAGGCTCACCTGCTCCACTTGCTTCAATTCTTTTCCACAAATCCATAAAGTAATCCTTTGTGATTTTGTGTCTCATTAATACCGCTGAGTTATTTGCTCTACCTCTTTGTGGATTTGTTTCCCACCATGCTCCACTCTTACAACTAATCATTTGCTCATCACTCGCTGAGAATAAACAAATTAATGCTGCTCTACGGATACCACCTGCTAATACTGCATCTGCAATATGGCAAACAATATCATGTACTTCAATTGGTTTTAATTTCTCACCATCTTTTTTAGCATCAAAGATACCTTCAATTTTAATCAAACATTCTTTTAGGGGTTGAGGTCCTGGTGCTTTACCACCACTTGTAATTAATCGTGCACCCTTAGCTCTAATATCTCTAAAATCAAATACTGGCTTTGAACCACCGAAGAAATATGATTTTACTAATACTGAAATTGAATCTGCCCATCCTTCAATAGAATCTCCAATAAGGAATCTTCGTGTCTTATCTGCATTTGGTTTTCTAATTTCAGGTAATGCATCAACATGATGTGATTGTACTGAATATCCTACACCGGTTCCACCTAAAAGTAAGAACATAATTTCAGAAAATACTCTCCAATCATCAATCGGCGCGAATGCACAATTGTAAATTCTATTTGGACTAATTTCAATTGGTTTACCTGCGAATTGCATTGAACGCATTGAAGGTAAAACTTTCTTATCATAAACGAACTTATAGTTCTCTCTGATTTCTTCTTCTAATTGTGGATATGTTTTTATATGCATATCCATATTTCTTGTAACCAACTCTTGCCACGTCTCTCTTCTTTTTAATTCTGGCTTATATTTTGCGTACTTCATGTACACCGTAATTTCTGATAGGATTCTTGTCGAAATGTCCATTGTTTTTTTGTATTTTTTGTAAGATTAATAAATAAAACTTTTTTCAATAAAAGTATAAAATGTACCAATAACTATTAGTATATTTGTATATAGATACGACTTTTGAAAGAAAAAAACCCACTTTTTTTAAGTTTTTTTTTCCACAAGTTATATACTTATTAACCCATATTTTCTATATATTTTTTGTGTAAAAGTTTCTTTTCTAAGTTACCACCATTACTAGATTCTTTTTGTGTCATTACTCCATCTGCTGATAATGGTTCAAACACATCTATTTGCCCAATCATAGTATCCATTTTAGCCGGGAAAGTTAAACCATCTGCTCCAAATCTATTTTTCATAACATGGAATCGTGCTGTATTACTTAACTTATCTTTTGCTTTTCTACTTACACTCATAATGAAATCTGATGTCATTACTTTTGCATAAGAATCTGCGATTGAATCAGCTTGGATAACTTCAAAATCAATAGCTGAACGATTGGTTTGTGATGCTGTCCAAATTGGCACACCTAACTCACCACTCAATCCTCTGATTTCTTCATATACACCACCCAATTCTGCATAGGTACTATCTCGTTTGTTTACAGGTTTTAACAAATCAGCATAATCAATAATAATTAAATCCGGTTTGAAGCCGAATCCTTTGTACTTATCTAAATGTGCTTTAATTGTTTTTGTACTTGCCCCTCTCGGTGGATAATACTTAACCATCAAATTTGCTTTGTGGTTTTTAAGTTTAGCTACTACTTCATCTTTCCTATCTTTCAATTCGTTAGATGGAATACCAGTCATAATAGTATCATATCTTGTACCTGCATAGATTTCTGATAATTCTAGTGTATAATGCATTACATTGTAACCTTGCCTTACGGCATCGGCTGCTATCTTACATAATACCCAAGTCTTACCAACTCCACTCGGTGCTACAATTACTCCCAATTCACCTGGTCCTAATCCACCATCCATTAAATCATTGATAGGTTTCCATCCGGTAGGTACTGAACTTCTTTTAGTTTCTTCCATCCTCATTGCAATATCCTTATAGTAATCATGTCCTAAATTGTTTTCCATTCCCGCTTTTAATGCGTTCTGAACTACAACTCCTATCTCGTCCCAACTCTTTTCGGATTTGATTAGGTCTACTGATTGAAATATTGCGGCTTTTAACTTCTGAAACTTTGAGAATTTAATATATTCGGTTTTTACAAACTCCATATCTTCACTACCGAATACATCATAGATTTGTTTTATCCTTTCTATGATTTGTTTCTTTTGAGAATCAGTTCCTAATGATGCCAACTTAACTTTAAATACGTCTAATGTTGGTGCGGCGAATTGTTTACTTTGATAATCTAATATCGCTTCTACAATCCACTTATCTTGCTCACTCTCAAAATAATCTTTGTTTGTAATTTCAGAAACTTGATTAAGAAAAGGTAAATCCGATAATAATGCAGCTATGACTTTAGATTGGTATGATTCACCAAATTTTTCTAATGTATCTACTGCGTTCATTATTTACTTTCTTTTTCTTTTGTTTCTTTCTTAGGATTCTTATATTCTTTCCACTCTGATTTAGGAATAAATTTCCATTCACTCGTTGCGTTGTAAGCATCTTTATCACTTACTCTAATAATGTTTGCTGTTTTGTTGCTTTTAAGACACTTCATAGGTTGTTTCCTCCATGTTTGTTTTTAATTGTTATTTATGTAATTTTGCGAAAGTAGTTTGAATCCAGCTATTAACATCACCAAATGAATTAATAACTTTCATTCCCATTGCTTTCTTTATGAATCCTAATTTATCCAATTTTGCTGAATTATCCAAATATTTTTGGTTAATTGTTAGTTTTTTATTGGTTGGTATTTCCGGATCTGATAATTGCATAAGTTTATAGTTCCTTTCAATTATCTTTTTACCATCTAAAATCTTATCATAGAATTTATTTTCACTCTTGCGATTTTCACATAGAATAAACATATCATCTATTGTAATTTCTTTTTCTTCCACCACCTCAGGGAATCTCTTAATAATAGTTTTAAGACCACACCCAGCAATACCATCAATGTTATCGGACTTATCACCATCAAGAGTACGATAAACCATAAAGTTTGCAGGATGAACACCATACTCTGATACAACAAGGTTGGTATCGTATAATTTTTTCTTTGTAGGCGAATAAACTTTAACTCTTTCATTTACTAATTGTAGGAAATCTTTATCAGCACTCATAATAACTGCTGATTCATCCTCTTTTAAAAGTTGTGATGCAATATAGCCCATAACATCATCTGCTTCAATACTATCATATAGCATAATTTCCACAGGTAGATACTCTAGGAGTTCGATTAACCCAATCATTTGTCGTTTCATAGATACACCTTCTTCTTCTTTGTTCATCAAATCTGAGTATGCTCTATTCACTCTAAAACGATTGTTACCTCGATTCTCTTTATAACCACTATATAAATCCTTTCTACTTTTAGAACCACCCTTACCATCGAATACAATTATACAACGAGTTGCATTATATTCTCTGATAGCATAACCGATACCTTTTAATGTACCTACTATACCGCCAATGTGGTCACCATTATCATCCATTGTAGGATTTACCGTCCAGCTTCGTATAAAAGTATTAAGACCATCAACAATTAATACTTTTTCTTTTCCTAATTGCTGATAGTCTTTTTCTACTTCGTTTAGTAACTTTTTATATGTTTCGTTCATAAACCTTTATTTGTTTGTAACCTTATTCGGTATCTATATCCGGTTCAGGCTCTTGCCCTCCGTTATCATATGTAATTTCATCCGGATCGATTCCTTCTTTTTTATATTGTAAGATTGTTGATTCACAAATCTTTCTATAAATTTGGTCTCTTAATTCATCCCTAACTCCCATCATCTGAATAAAATCTTTGGATTGGAATTTGATAACTTCACCAGTATCAGTATCAATGTATTCGTACCATGCCCCACCTTGCTTAACTAATTTATTATCTTTCATCACCTTTAACCATCCACCAAAATTATCAATACCTCTATCAAAGAATATATCGAAATCTGCTGAACGTAATGGTGGTCCTAATCTATTCTTAATAACCTGTGCTCTTACTTTGATACCAACGATTCTCTCACCTGCTTTAATCTGTCCCATATTCTTTAAACGAATACGAACCGAAGCGTGGAATGCTAATGCTTTACCACCCGATGTAGTCCAAGGGTCACCAAACATCACACCTAATTTTTGCCTAAGTTGATTAGTAAATACAACGGAGATTCTTTGTCTACCAATTACATTTGTAATCTTTCTCATTGCTTTTGAAATGATAATTGCCTTATCAGTTGCGTAACCATCTTTATCATAATCAGCATCCATCTCCTTTTTAGTTGATGCTGCTGCTACTGAATCGACTACGATTGTAACTAATCTATCCTTATCACCTTTACGAACTTGTTCAATGATTGTATCAATTGTTTCAAATATATCTTCAACTGTGTCTACTGAAACGTATAATAGTTTAGAAACATCTACTCCAATTGCATCAAAGAACTCTCTACTTACCGCAGTTTCAGTATCAATCAATACTGCTACCCCACCTTGTCTTTGTGTTTCAGCCAACACGTGTGCTGATAAAAGTGATTTACCACTTTGTTCTAAACCGGTGATTTCGGTAATTCTTCCTACGGGTAATCCCCCATAAGGTCTGTTCGAAATTGCTACGTCTAACATTGCTGTTCCAGTGGAAACCCAACCTGGTACATTGGTTGGGGCTCCATCGGAATCATCATCCAAGAAGAAAGCTACCTTTTGGTCTTTCCACTTTTTGTTAAGACTATCAGCAATTTGATTTGCTAAGTCTACTTTTGCCATAAAAATTATGAATTAAATAAGTCATCAAATGCTGCTGCCACATCCACTTTTGGTGCCGGGGCTGCTGTCTCGTCATCATCCCAAGGTAAATCATTAACTAATCCACTTCCACCGATTTCAGGTGCAGCATCTTTAGTTACTAATTGTTCTTCAACTTTTTTTGGTTGAGGTGCTAATGTTTGTTGAGAAACAGAAGGAGTTGGATTTTCTTCTTCAAGCACTGCCGTTGGGTTTAACCAATTCTCTAATACCGTCTTTAATTCTGCATAAGATAATTCTGAATAGATATCAGTAATATCAGTTTGCTCATCTAACAATTTAGTTGCGATTGTAGAATTGTCATGTAATAAAGATACATTTGGTTTTACTCTGATTCTGGTTTCAGGATATGTTTTACCTGCTTCCTCTACAATTTCAATAACAATATCTCTACCATTTGTTTCATCGGTAATATCACCGTAATCAGGATCAGCTACGATAGCTAAAATCTCTTGATACACAGTCTTACCAAATCCCCAAAATTTAACACCTTCGTTTTCTTGACCTCTGATTACCACAGGTGCGAAAGTTCTTAATTTAGGCTCCATTTTCTTACCCGCTTTCCAATTCTCAGTATCACCTAATTTCTTAAGTTTTTCTGCGAACTCTAAAATTGGGTCAGGTCTTCCAAAGGAAGCTGGACTCAAATAAGTTTTGTTGTTAATGTTGTAGTGAAATAATAATTCAATGAAAGGATTTTCCTTATTGAATTTGTAAGGTACGATACGAACTTGGTATTTACCAGGTTTGGTTTTCCACAATGAGTCCGTTTTCTTCGAAGTGTTTTGCAACGAATTAAGACGTTGCTTGATTGCATTAATGTTCATGCTGTTTTGTTTTTAAGTTTTAAAAATTTGTTTTTAAGTTTTAAGATTATCGCGATTTAATCTCACGTATAAATATCGATTTTCTTAATTCCTATACAATAAAGATACGATAATTTTTTGAAACTACCAAATTATTTAGAGAGTAATTTTATCCTTCTTTCGAGGTAAAAAACTGCTTTCTTCAAATCCTCTAGTTCCTTTGCTGGGTCCTTCTTTCCGGCCCTTGCTATGTATTTTGCTACATTGAATAGGTATGCATCTTTGTCTAATCCCCATGCTTCACATACTTTAATTACTTCATATGGGTTATCGATACCACCATAATATGCTGGTCCGTTTACTGCTTCTTTTATATCCGACATATAACTTATTTTTTTAAACCGTACTTAATCCATTTATACCAAACTCTTTCATGTAGATA